CTCTCACTGAAGCTGAGAGCTTCTTCGCCTTCGGCAAGGCCTTCGAAGTATTCTTCGTAAGCCTTTTCCATGATTGTGTCGAAATCCATATCACTCACCTGAATTTCTTTCCAGCCAGCGACGCGCGCCAGATTCGGTTTTAAACGTTTTGCTTTTGGTATACGTCATCGCGGTGAACGTACCGTCCTGGTTGAGAAACACGCCGTACACCAGAGATTCGTTGTTGCCAAGATCGATAGTATCCATGCTGACCTCATTTCCCCTTAACGCCGGGGTAGCGGAACAAAAACCTGCTGCATAGTTATTAAAGTTGAACCCTGCCGTCATGTTCTTACGCCTCGGGCTGGCTACTTAACCCCTGACCACTGCCTGGTAACTCGAAGTATTGCCCTGCATTCTGTGGGGCGGGGTGGGTTGGTATTTTTAGTTTAATAAACATTAAACTTAAGTCAAGTAAAAACTAAACCACGGAGCGTAACAAACACAACGCTTTTGATAAAGTCGTTGCGGTTGTTATGTTTCTATTGGTAGTGAAAGTTAGGGAAACTGGCGTCTTGCGTGGATCACGTTTACTACTTCAACGCTTGATGTTGTTACGCGGTATAGAATTATATAGTTAGGGTGGGCTACAATCTCACGCAAGCCAGGTACTCTGTCGCTTGGTGGGTATAAATACGGATGTTCGGATAACGGCAGCACACAACCCCTTAATCGCTGCCATAAGCGTTCAGCCGCATCTATGTCGAAACGAGCAATATAGCTAGCTATATCATCTAGGTCGGTATCTGCGCTTTCAAGCCATAACACGGGTAACATTTTACTGCTTGCTCCGTTCCTTGCGCATTTTAGCAAAGCGTTCTGCCATTCTGCGCTCAACTTCGTCATGGGGAATTGCTGGGCGCGGATCTGCAAGGCTCGTTGCTACTTTCGCACGCAGCCATTCGTTGTAACTGTTTTCTTGTTCAATGGTTTCAAATTCAGAAACCATTGGTGAAAGGGCTCTATTCATGTTTCCTCCGGTTTTATAACTCAGGCGCGGCGGCATTTTTGCGCCGCAATCCATCTCGCTATGAGATCTTCCATTGATTCTTTTTTCTGCTTTAACTCGCTGATTATCTGGCGTTGCTCATCCTCAGGGAAGGCTGAAAAAATCTGCAATAATTCCAGTTGATTAGACGTTAACCCTGCATGTGGTGGAGAAACTTCCGGTTGTTCTGCGTATTCCGCATCCAGATACCCTTCCGGCATCCCGTATGTTTGCTCTATTCTTCTGGCAGCCTTTTCTCCAAACGAGGCCCTCCCACTCATTAGTTGAGATAGGTAGCTCTTCTCTTTGGGTGGCAGAGTTTTATCTTTAAACCACTCCTTGAGACGTAAACGGCGAATTTCTTTTTTTTGCATGCGGTAATTATCTTTAGTAATCACTAAACAAGCAAATACTTGACTTAATGGTTTATTAAACACTAAACTCACAAAAAAACACTAAACCGAGGAAGGTATGACATTAAAAGAGTTTATTAAATCATTGAGGGTTGGTGATGCTAAGAAATTCGCGGCCAGACTTGGTGTATCGCCATCTTACTTATCGCAAATGGCGTCTGGACGAGCAGCTATATCTCCAACCCGCGCCCTTATGATCGAATCTGCGACGGAAGGCCAAGTAAGTAGGGCGGAGCTACGACCCCATGATTGGGAGCTTATTTGGCCTGAGTATGCGAGCGGCATTCGTTTGGGGCAAACACATGTAGTTCATGCTGAAGGTGATTGTAGTGCATGCTTATCTGATGGAGTTGATTCATGAAAATCAAGCATGAACACATCCGCATGGCGATGAATGCCTGGGCGCATCCGGACGGTGAAAAAGTTCCGGCAGCTGAAATAACCCGGGCTTATTTTGAGCTGGGTATGACGTTCCCGGAATTATATGACGACAGCCATCCGGAAGCCCTGGCTCGCAATACTCAGAAAATTTTCCGCTGGGTGGAGAAAGACACCCCTGATGCGGTTAAAAAAATTCAGGCGTTGTTACCAGCGATCGAAAAAGCAATGCCTCCTCTGCTGGTGGCCCGAATGCGCAGCCACAGTTCAGCCTGGTTTCGGGAGCTGGTGGAGACGCGGGAACGACTGGTGAGAGACGCTGATGATTTTGTCGCAGTGGCGATCGCTGGTTTCAATCAGATGAATCGTGGTGGTCCGGCGGGAAATGCCTTGGTGATGCACTAAAAGCACGGTGTTCGGAGTTTTTTTATGAGCAGCAAGCTTCATGGTCTTGTCTGGGAAGGGTGCGCCTTCACCGGCATGATCTTATCCAGGGTGGCAGTAATGGCTCGCCTTGCAGATTACAGCAATGACGAAGGTGTGTCATGGCCTGCAGTGGAGACCATTCGTCGTCAGATTGGGGCAAAGAGTGAATCAACGGTTAAAGCTGCGATAGCAGAACTGGAAAAGAACGGCTGGCTGACGAAGGAAGAACGTAAGGTCGGTGGGCGTAATGAAAGCAATATCTACCGTCTTAATGTGGAAAAACTCGAAGCAGCAGCAGCGGCGGCGCGTGAGGCATATAAACCGAAAAGAAAAATTAACCCGGTAAAAAATGACCCGTCAAATATTGACCCCTCAACGGTTGACCCCTCAAATTTTGATGGATCAACCGTTGATAAAAAACATCCGGTTAGGGGGGCGATGGTTGGCCCCGATCCGTCAGTATTAAAACCTGATCCGTCAGATAAAAGATCTTTTCGTCCGGACGCTTCGCAACCGGACCCGCAGACGGCTGAACAGGATTTTTTAACCCGACACCCTGACGCGGTTGTGTTCAGTGCGAAAAAACGCCAGTGGGGCAGCCAGGAAGATTTGGCGTGTGCGCAGTGGATCTGGGGACGAATCGTGAGTCTTTACGAGCAGGCTGCCAGCGATGATGGCGAAATCATGCGACCGAAAGAACCCAACTGGACTGCATGGGCCAATGACGTGCGCACAATGCGGATGCTTGATGGCAGAACTCACAGGCAAATTTGCGAAATGTTTGGTCGGGCACAGCGGGATCCATTCTGGGTAAAAAACGTCATGAGCCCGTCAAAGCTTCGCGAAAAATGGGATGAGCTGGTTATTCGTCTGGGGCGTTCGCCTGTACAGCGTTGCGTGAATCATATTTCCGAGCCGGACGCCGAAATTCCGCCGGGATTCAGGGGGTAACGAAGCATGAAAAATATTGCGACAGGCGGTGTTCTTGAACGCATCCGTAAGCTGGCTCCGCAGCATGTAACCGCGCCATACCGAACAGTGGACGAGTGGCGCGAGTGGCAACTTGCAGAAGGCCAGAAGCGTTGCGAGGAGATCAACCGCCAGAATCGTCAGTTGCGGGTGGAAAAAATTCTGAATCGCTCCGGCATCCAGCCGTTGCACCGCAAGTGCTCGTTTGCGAATTACCAGGTGCAGAATGACGGCCAGCGATACGCGTTGAGCCAGGTGAAATCCATCGCCGATGAACTGATGACCGGATGCACAAATTTCGCATTCAGCGGAAAACCTGGTACCGGGAAAAACCACTTAGCGGCGGCTATCGGGAATCGCCTGCTGAAAGATGGCCAGACAGTGATTGTGGTTACCGTGGCTGATGTTATGAGTGCTCTACACGCCAGCTATGACGACGGGCAATCAGGCGAAAAATTTTTGCGGGAACTGTGCGAAGTGGATCTGCTGGTTCTTGATGAAATTGGCATTCAGCGCGAGACGAAAAACGAGCAGGTGGTACTGCACCAGATTGTTGATCGCCGGACAGCGTCGATGCGCAGCGTGGGAATGCTGACAAACCTGAACTATGAGGCCATGAAAACATTGCTCGGCGAGCGGATTATGGATCGCATGACCATGAACGGCGGGCGATGGGTGAATTTTAACTGGGAGAGCTGGCGCCCGAATGTTGGTCAGCCAGGTATTGAGAAGTAATTTTTACCGGGAGGAAATTTTAATGGAGACTGTTTTTGACGCACTGAAAGCGATGGGAAAAGCCACGTCGGTAGAGCTGGCTGCGCGACTTGATATCAGTCGTGAAGAAGTACTGAACGAGCTGTGGGAACTGAAAAAGGCTGGCTTCGTTGATAAAAGCGTATACACCTGGCGTGTGGCTGGCGAAGGTGAATCAGGGGTAGCCGAAGAGCAGCCAGCACAATCTGAAGTACAGGATGTGCTAACCAGGGAGGTCGAACGAAAAGTTACCGCTGACATGATGATTGAGTTTATCGGTCAGGAGGGAGCTAAAACGTGTGAGGAACTGGCGGGTAAGTTCGGTGTCAGCACTCGCAAGGTTGCTTCCACGCTGGCGGTAGTAACCGCAACGGGGCGGCTGGCACGCGTAAACCAGAACGGTAAATTTCGCTACTGCATGCCGGGCGGTAATTTACCAGCAGAGCCGAAAGCGGCATCGGTAGCGGAAACTGATGGTAAAGCCTTTCCTCAGCCTGCATGTGTTGCGTTACCAGTACAGGAAGCTGCAACACAGGAAGATATTAAAACAGAAACTGTGGCAGACATTGTGCAGCCGCTTGAGAAGCGAGTGGATAATCTGGTTCTGCCATCGCTGCGACAGGCAAACCGCGAGCTGCGTCGGGCGAAAAGTGATATCCGGAAATGGGAGCGAGTCTGTGCCGCGCTGCGGGAGCTGAACAAGTACCGGGATATTCTCCGACAGATTACTGCCACCAGAGAGTAACAGCAGTGAGCAACTGGAAGAAGTGGTGCAGGGCTGAAATTCTGATACTCCGGCAGTGTGCTGGCACCATGCGGGTGAAAGATATCGGGAAACTGACTGGTCGCACGGAGGTGGCAGTAAGAACAAAAGCGCGGGAACTGGGTATCAGTCTGATATTGCGAGGTGATTTTCATCAGTCGGTAAAAATCCCCTGGAGCAGTGTTGAGCTGATACGAAAGCTACATGAGCAGGGTATTTCTCGTCGCGAGATAGCGGAAAAACTCGAAATGCCGCTGCGCACGGTGAATAACTATGTTTATTTCGACAGGAGGATACAGGAGTGAGGGTGAGGGTTTATATCGCCGGTCCAATGACGGGATATGAAAATTTCAACCGTGAGGCGTTTCACAAGGCGGAAGAGGAACTGAAACGGGAAGGGCATACAGTCTTAAACCCGGCAGTACTTCCGGACGGACTGACACAGCCACACTACATGGATATTTGCATGGCAATGATTCGTTGTGTGGATGCGATTTACATGCTGAAAGGCTGGCAGCGGTCAGCAGGCGCTAAGGCGGAACTGGCACTGGCGGAGAAGCTGGGGCATGCAGTTATTTTCCAGGAGGCAACCAGTGAGCAACATTAATTACCAGGTACTGCGTGATGTGGCAGAAGCAATAAAAATCGCAGCCACACCACAAAAATTGCTGGCATTTCGCATGAAAGTCACACCTCAGGTTGTGTTGGAACTGCTGGATGAACGGGAAGCCCAAAGCAAACGCATTGCAGAACTGGAAGCTAATTTTGCGACGCTGGCAGTGGAGAATGTGGGGTTAAATAAATTCATTAAGGATGATTGCTTTATTTATACAAGCGATGACATCAGCCCACGCGATGCAAATGGATTCAAGCCTGAAACGCCAGCTACTGACGCTTTCCTGGCTGATATACAGGCGGTGGCGTTTAACGAGCTTCGCGCGGCGTTTGTCAGGCATGCAAAAGTTGCAGAACTGGATGATGCCGATACTGTAACGCTTAAGGAAGTGACAGAAGCATTGTTGCATTGTGCGGAACAGATTCGCAAAGGAGACAACCAGTGAGTGAGTCAAAATGCCAAATTAATGGCAACAAGATAGAACCGTGTACGGCACTGGCAAAATCCCTTGAGCATGATGCTGAATACACGACGCGAAAAGGTCTGCTGATATACAAAATCTGGAATGAGAGTTTAACTCGCGGCCCTGATTTGGTGATGTTGCGTTCCGGTGAATTTTCTAAATCACCAGTGCGGGTTTCATTTTGTCCGTTCTGTGGTGAAAGTCTGAAAACGTGGGAGAACAGAAATGAATGAAATTAAAGAAATACCAGTAGTACGTGATGAATATGGCTGCTGGACACATCCTGAGTATGAAAAGTTTTGCGCAGGTCGTGAATATATTTCCACAGAGGAATTTAACGCGTGGATGGAGGCAAATAATCTTCAGTGGACTATCTGCACTATGGATGAAGATGATTTTAACCTGGACGCAGATGGCCCTGATATTTCAGCATGGGAACCGGAACGACCAGAGGGCGATGGCTGGTTCATTGGTTCCATTCATGACACTGAAGATGGTCCTGTTTGTGTATGGCTGAGAAATAAGGCTGAAGCGTAAAGGCGATAAATCACCTGGCAACAAAACACTGAAAATTTAAATCAGAAGTGATTTTTATTAAATCCTTAACCGGAGGGATTCCTGCACCCTCAAAACATCAGGAGGCCGCCCGAAAGGGCGGTAATGAATGGTCACATTATTCAGAAAAAAATATCCACGAAAGAGTAGAACAACAGAATTTCTGTTTCTCATTCTGTTTATCGTGTTAATGATACCGATATCCCCTCTAATTTTTGTCTGGGCAATCGGGAAAATAATTGAGCCAGTTATTGAATTGTATAACGACGTGGTATGGGCGTCGTTCAACACACTGCACAA